TCAAGAGATGCTTGCGAATGCCATTCAAAAAGAACTTGGGAATGTGGTGATGGATAGTCGAACGATTCATTCGGTCATAGAGGAATACAAGAAAATATATAAGAAGAACGTGAAGCGAACCACATTCTTGTCCGTAGAGACACAATATGAAGAATTTGAAGAATTCATCGATTCAAATAGAATTATCACTACAATCACAACTCAAGACTTGAATCGATTTTTTGATTTTCTTTTGTATCAAAAGAATCTAGCGAATCAAACAACATCGACTTATAAGTCACGTTTGAATAAGTTGTTCCAATACGCTGTGAAAAATGGATATATCGAGACGAATCCAATTGAAGCTTGCATCATCGAGTATAAAGTCCGAACAGAATCTAAGAAGAACCCCAACAAGTTCTTGGAGGATGACGAATACAATCGTTTGATTGAATACACTCGCAAGCTCAATCTAAGATATGCGATGCTATTCGAATGGATGTACATGACAGGGATGCGAGTTGGTGAGGCTCTTGCACTTACATGGGACAAGATTGACTTGGATTCAAATCCACCCGTTGCACACGTATCTTCAACGCTAGAATACAAGAAATTAAAAATCAAGGATGTTTATGCGAGCACTTCCCCAAAAACGACCGCATCAATCCGTTCGGTCTCGCTCCCAAATAGATGCATCGAGATTCTTGCTCAAATTGAAGAATTAGAAGGCGAAAATCGAGGTTTTATCTTCACGACATCCAAACATACCCCGATATCCATTCATGCTCTAAACACGTTTCTAAGAGCTCACAGAGAACGCATGGGAATCGACAAGAATATCTCCACTCACATATTCAGACACACGCATATCTCGAAGCTTGCTGAGATGGGATTGCCACTCTATTCCATTCAAGCTCGAGTTGGTCACGAGAACAGTCAAGTGACTGAATCTATATACTTGCATATCACTAAAAAGATGAAAGATGAAGTATATAATGCAATTCAATTCATGTGAAAAGCTTGCCCCCAAATCGCCCCCAAGAACAATTTTTTCCCAAAAATATCACACCACAGAAAAATAGACAAAAAGAAAAAGCCTTGATATATCAAGGCTTTTCGTGTGTTTTTTATCGTCTACGCTCTTGGATTCGAGCTGCTTTTCCTCGTAGAGTTACGGATGAGGTATGGGATATTTGTCGAAGTTTAAGAAGTGAGCTTTTGTTGATATTAAAGCATTTTCGAAGGCTTCACAAGTTGATTGAAGAATAACTAATGATGAACCAAGCGATTTTTTTGCCCCCATTTTGCCCCCAAAATAAAAAGCCTACCCCGAAAGGTAGGCTCATTGTTTATTCTTCGAAGTGAATCGCACCACTTTCATCAACACGAACCGATGCTTTTTCGAGCATCTCTCCATTCTCGTTGAAATAGTAGTACGCATCACCAATCTTGCGAACTTCTTTTGAAATCATATCGCCATTTGATTCGTTGCAATAGTACCATTTGTCGAAGTATCGAATCCAACCAGTCTTCATCTCTCCGACCTCGTTGAAGAAGTACCACTTGCCCCCAATCTTATGCCATCCGATAGCCATATAGCCACCCGACTTCAACCAATACCAGAAGCCTTCATCGTCCTTGAACCAAGTATTCTCGAGAGCGTAGCCATCAGAATTGAATCTAAACCAGTTTCCATCAATATTCTTCCAAGCATTGAATGGATACGTTCCATCTTGATTCTTGAAGTACCAACCAACAGAATCTTGAATCCATCCTTCTCGTTGGACAGGTGTGCTCGTATCGGATCCATAAGGGAATCGAATATATCCAACCATCCCAGCGTATGAGCGAGTGTTGAATCGAGCGGGACCACCAACCTCAAGGAAGTCCCAGTTTCCATCGATATTTTGTTCGATGGTCTTGAGAGTATAACCATCAGAATCTTCAATGACGATTCCTGTGTGACCGTAAGGGCTGCCCGGAACCTCCATCACAAAGATGTCACCAGCTTTTGCAATGACTCCATCGCCTTCATAAATTACATCAAAACCTTGTGCTTTTGCTGAATTTAGTAAGTCAATAGCATTTCCCCATAACCACTTTCCAAAGTAGTGGTATGAGATATAAGCAGGGATGTCCGCACATTGGAATCCATACATTTGGTCGTTATCAACACCACTTCCGATTTTTGCTAAATACACAATAAAATCAAGTACTTCTCTAACTGTTGCCATTTATATATTCCTCCTTAAATTATGGTAATATTACCGGCCATGCTTCGCTTGTGAGATACGAAATCGAACTCACTCGGATGTCGCCGATGTCTCGGTCGGTTGGGACGGGGTCAGTAAATTGGAAACGTAACATGTTGCTATCTCCTGCGCCTCCGAGATACCAAGTTCCATAAGGTGTGCCCTTATCGTTGTAAATTCCGCCAATTAAAGATGACTCTGAGCGAAATCCGATAGGGACACCACCTAGCCCTAGAATGTAGCAATTTCGTTCTCTGTCGCTCCCTTGAGCCTCGTATCCCACGCCACCTCTACGAATAACGCCAAACCAGCCCCAAGAAAGCCCACCAAATTGGTAAGTAACTACATCGTTTTTTCGTCTGATTTTTAAATACGAGCTTCCAAGTTTAGACTTAATGTTTAAGGTTCTCCAACCTGTGTCCCCGGTTAGTACCTCCCATCCTTGGTTGTCGTTGCCTCTACGTTTTATCCACTTGAGAGCTCCACTTGTGACAGCTGTATCGACATACGTTGTCCCAACAGGAGCGGTTACTTTCCCATTTGGCATGCCAGGGCCGTGGATTTCGTATTCATGAACTTGACCGGGAGTGCCACTTGGTTGTGTTGCTGCGGTAGTTGGGAGTGCGATGCTTCCACCACCATCAGAAAGAGTCACCACGTTCCCAGCGATGCTCAATTTTTGTGGAATACCCACGCCATCTCGACCGTTCTCGCCTTTTGGACCCGGTGTGCCTTGAATACCTTGCGGACCTCGTTCGCCTGTATCCCCTTTTTGTCCTTGTTCTCCTCGTTCACCTTTTGGTCCGGGTTGCCCGTCTTGACCTCGCTCTCCTTGGATACCTTGTAAGCCTTGCTGACCGTCCGCCCCTCTTGGTCCCGTCAAACCTTGCGGTCCTATCGGTCCACGTTCGCCAGTTTCTCCCTTATCGCCTTTCGGTCCGGGTGTCAAAGCAATGTTTTGTAGTTCTTGCTTGGTTGCGAAATTGCTCGTGTCGATTTCGGGCTTGCTCTCTAAAGCCGATATTCGGCGTTTTAAGGGCTCGTCATCATAGATGGTGTCTTTATCCGTTTTTTGTTCCAAAGTCGCAATTTTGCCAGTAATTTGCGAAATCTCGCCACGCAATCCACTATCGTCATACGTTCCACCTTGCTCTTTGATTTTGTTGAAAAGTGCATCCAATTCTTGTTTGGTTACAACGTTCTCAACATCAACAATTCGCCCCGTCACTCGTTCGATGAGTGGTGTTTCTTGAGCCTTATCAATTTCACTAACACGTACATTGAATAAGAATGAGTAAACATCCGTTGATTTCTCTACCTTCTCAAAATAGATATAGCCCACAACAGGTTCATCGGTAGTGATTAGTGAACTATCGAATGGAACTGTAATAGTGTTGTCCTCGATTGTAGACTCGACAGTTTTGTAGCGTTTTGTGTATTTGAAGTAAAAAAGACAAAGAACCTTTGAAGCTGTCAATTCATCAATAGTGAACTTGAACGTTGCTGTGCCTTTGTCTTTGCTATATATTTCAATGTTTAAATTCTCAACTACTCGATGGGTTGGTGTAATACTCAAATATTTCTCGATTACTTTTTCCATACGTTCCTCCCTTCTTTAAATAAAAAGAGGACTCGCAATGAGCCCTCTGTGGATCCGTATTCTTATCCTTCAATATTTTTCAATTCATTGAATCCATTCACAACAGATTCAATCAATACCTTCTTGGATTCATCATCCAAATTGATTCCAGCTTTTTCAAGTTCTTTCGTCACATTATCGAAAGCCACTTGGAACTTGTCTTGACTTGCGTTTTGAACATCTCGGAAGATTTGTTCCACAGCATTCACGACTGTTTGAGTGATTGATTTTGCAAGCTCGTAGTTCTTAGCATCTGTTTTGGCTTTCAATTCTGTCGCTTTAGTTTCGATGAAGCCCTTCAACCCTGTGAATGCTAACCCTACTAAGACGACTAAAATGCTCACGATTCCATTGATGATAGTTGCTTGTAATTGTTCCATATTTAAACATCCTCTCTTAATTGTTTGATTTCTGTTTTTGTTTTGATTGGTAATCTCAAGAAGATTTCATGTAGGTCATAGATTTCTCCATTCCCTCCTAAATTCACATACGCTTGATATAATTTGCCAATCTCACGAGCTTCTTCGACTGTTGTCCATCCACGTTCAATGGCTCTCGACATTGTGTCGTATAGTCTGAATCTCGCCACGGTTCGAATCCCTTCTCGATTGTCGTTTCCGATACTCTCAACTTTCTGAACATCCATTCTCACATCTTGGATTTGTTCAGTCACCCCATCCAATCGATTCAAAATTTCATTTGTATGTTTCTTGGATTGGGTTGATATTCTAGTCGTAATCAAGCTCACAACACCGCCTATCGCAGCGATTACGACCGCATCTGAGAAGAATGGATTCATCGTTCCATGACCTCGATTGCTGTTGCCAGAGTGTTGATTTCTTGTTGTTTGGTGTTGAGGTCTCGACTCTTAAATTCGATTTTGTCTTGTAGATTTTGAGCTTGCTGCTCAAGTTTCGACTTATCAATCGAGAATGTATAGATTTCTTCTTTTGCGACTTCAACCTCTCGTTCAAGTTGAGTCTTGCGTGTTTTTGCTTGTTCTAAATTCATATTTTTGCCCCCTTAGATTATAATTCCGTCTAAACATAACCAATCTCTTTGTACTTGGTTATCTTTAGCACAATATAGCTCCCCTTCAGGAGATAAAATCAAATAACAATCTTGATAATCTCCCGTAATTGCTCGAATATAGACTTTCTTTTTCGGGTTATATTCTTTAGGAAGCGTAAATATCGTTCCGCCACGATTGATATATGTTCCACCTTGACAACTACCCCTCAAATAGATTCTACCCTCTGAATCTCTACGATATTGAACATTCGTTTCGTTCCAACCATAATGCTTCCATCCATTCGTAAGAGGAGCATCATGCCATTCACCAAAGAGTGGTACATTGCTCGGAGTGAACTGAACCCATGGATGCCATCCTGTGACAGGCGTTTTTCGTCTCATATAGATGACATTCCTATCGTATGGTGTATATGTTTGCATCACATAATTCTCATCACTTGGATGAGTATTCACTTGGATGTATCCATATAATTGAGAGCCCGTCAAATTTGACGGGAGGTCGCTCATCCCGTTAGAGTAGAACATCCCAGTCTTCATCAATTCATTTGCGGATCCTGTCATCTTTATGGACTTACCATCGATTTGAGTTAATCTCCCAACTTGCACGAGTTCATTGTGTGAGTAGATGTCACCCTTCGCATCGATTGTCCCTCGTTCCCACACCTTTCCAAATCCTGTTCCCTTTGGAGTTCTACATTGAACTACCTCTTCGGGTCCCACGATTGGAGCGGTGAATGTGAAGCTTGCATAAGCATCCGAGATTGTACCTTCGACAATCCAAGCCTTATCAGCAGCGAATGCCCCAAACAAGTCCGAATTTGAATTCGTGAGTGAGTTGATGACTAATGAATCAACTCCTCCGCCCTTGTTGTCCGTGAAGTATCCGTCATAAGCGGGTTTGACTTTGAATTTCAAACGCATTGGATTCTTCTGAACTCCATCGACCATGAGTGGTGCGATTTTGGCCATTCTTCGGACAACAATCGTTTGTTGGTCTCCACCACCTCGAACCGCTTCGAACGATAGCATTGGAGCGAAGTATTGAAGCACCTTGATTGGTACGGTCACAACATTGGACTTGAGCCCACGACTATCGATGACATACGCTTCGACATTGTAATCACCATAATTCTTGAAGAATTGGAATGTGCCACCATTCGAGGTGATTGCCATCTTCTGACCTACGACCTCAGCATGGAATGTCTTGATTGTGGATCCGTAAGTGCCCTCCATCCCTTTGAACGTTCCTACCATCTCGGAGAACGTTTGGACGAATGTATTCTTGCCCACGATGTCTTTGGTTGCTTTGGCTTTGTCCACAAGCTCAATGCTCTCAAGCGTTGGTTGTGTTCCACTAGGGAGCCCGATATACCATCCAATGCTATACTCATCAATTCCGATTTGTTTGTCGCCATCAAACGTTCGAACACAAATATCAAATGTGCTCGATGCCACGTTCACATTCTTTCGTGCATTCTCGGGCGAAGGAGTGAATTTTACTGTCGTTCCAAGTCCTGTTCCTAAATCGTACCAATCAGAGCCCCACACCTTGTACCAGACTTGGTGAGTAAACGATTCGACCTTTCTGTCGAGTGTGACTGTGAGCTCTTGTCCAAGCTCTCTCGTTCCAGATACGGATGCGACCTTCGACATTCTTGGAATCTTAGCGAATGTTTGTGTGAAGCTCGTATCGATTGAGCCCAAATACCATCCACCATAATTGATGCCACTCGTTGAGCCCGACCACAAGAGAATCTTGCGTGTCGCTTGTCCATCTTCATCGTGTGTGAATGTAAAGTCCACACTTCCAAGAGAACGCTCTGAGCCTTTGATGAAGAGGTGCTCAATTTTTAAGTACTTGTTTTGCCCCGCAAGTTGCACTCCCATATATGCCCCGTAGGTCGGGTCAAATTGTATTTCATATCCACCGGGGTCATTCCCGATGTACAAGCTTACTCGTGCGGTCGTAGTATTCGCCACACGGTCTTGGGATAGCGTACTCACTTCATATCGAATATAAGTGTGCCAGTTCCCGTCGAAGTATTGAATTCCCATCTTTTACCTCCTTTCCTACGGTCCTACGTAACGAATTACGTTGAATTTTGGATTCACGTTGTATTGAGATTCTACATAGTAACCAATCTGAATCGATTTCGTGAACACCCCATTGTCAATGTGGATAACCCCTTGTGAGATGCTCATGACTTCTCGTCCACCAGACATCATCGAGATTCGATTGTCAGACACAAGAATCGAGCTATCCCCTTGAGGATTCCCAATCGAGAGTCCTTCATTCCCGAATTTCATGTTCCTGTCGATTGCGTTCCAAATAGCTGTCATAGAGCCTAAGTCATTTTGAATCCCAATCATGCGTTGAGAGAGCGACACAAGGTCATCTTGTGCTTGCTTTCTGTCTGATTCGTTCGACTTGACGAACGCTTCATATTTAGCCTTCCACTCCAAGACCGTCTCAAGAGTTGCTTTCGCCTTCATCTCTTGCATCATCACCAAATGTTTGTCTTGTAGATGTTTCAATTGGTCTTCTGTGATGAGCTTGTCCGCCTTCATCTCGAGCTTTGCTTCGACTTCTTTGATTGGCTTCTTGAAGTCCTCGACACTTGATACATCGAAGTAAATTTTTCCATCCCTTACTTCCATGATGGGCTTGCTGCCATTCGTGATGGAGATTCGATTCAAATCAAGCGAGCCCGCTGTGATTTGTCGTGCGTTGATTTCTAATGACTGAATCAATCCAGCACTAATCTTCTTAGCAATCACTTCATCAGTTGTTATCGTCTCGATAATCTTGTTCAAATCAGCGGTGTCCACCTTACGAACCCATTGACCGTCTACACGTTCAAACATGATGGCATATCCACCACTAGGCTTCATCCACTTGTCGCCCTCTTTTGGATTGATAGGCTCAGCCTCATCCAAATATAAGCGACCAATCTTGGTCGTAAGACTCTCAATGTAATCAAGTTTTTCTTGGACGGGTCCACGATACTTGTATTGTGATTGAGATTGCCCCGATTCTTTTGCATTCGTCTTCGAACTCAATCCACCATCGAATGTGATGTGATGCGAGAACACAGGAATGTCGAATCGTGTATTCTCCGAACCCCAATAAACTGAGACCCAATCACCAGGTTCGGTGTCGATATCGCCTCGCCATGATAATTCGTATGGATAGAAGCTCAAATCTCGATACTTGTTGTACAATCTATCGAGCAATTGTTGAGTCATCCATGGATTCTTGAGAACCATCTTGTTCCCCGAGCGGTTTCCTGATACAATCTTGGTCTTATCGACAGTACATTCAATGGATCCGAGTTTGTACTTGATTTCGTCTCGTACTAGCCCAGTAGCTCCATATTGGCTTCTCGTGATTTGTTTCGTTGTAGCCTTCAAATCGATGAAGTCGAGCTTGCCATCACGATTGAATCGTGCGAACGTGCCATCCAATTGAGCAAGATACATGATTGCATCTCTGAATGTTGCTTTCTCCAATTTTGTCTTGATGGACACATCTGGGAGATTGATTGCATCACTCACAGGAATTCCAGTCATCGTCACGATTTCTTGGAAGACTTCTCGGGACCCTGTTGGATACGAGAGTTTGCTTTCATACGTTCCAAGCAATCTCACGAATTCATCTTGAAGTTTTAATTTTGTAATTTTTGAGTTACGGTCGAGCTTGATTTCGGTCACAAAAAAACGACCAAGGGGCAACATTGCCGCTTGACCGTCAATTGTTTGAACACCGAGGCTCGCTGTTGATGGCATCATCTCCTCAATTCCTTCAATTATCTGATTCAGTTCGACCGATAGTGAATTGATGAATGTGCCACCGGGAATGAACGATGAGCCTCCAGAGATGGAAGCATCATGTTCGATTTTCTTTAGATGTGACTTATCATAAGTCTGATTGTTGAGCGTGAATGAAGCGTGAATCACTCGAACATCAGACACAATCGCATCTCTATACTCTTGTGTTGTTTCCAGCATTTCATCACTCCTATTGCTCAATGAACGATGTCGATACATCGTTGTAGTAAGTTATGCCATCACTAAATGTCCCAAGACAACTTCCCGAGATTGTGCTTCGATACGCTCTAATTGATTGACCTAGCACGACCGCATTGAAGAATCCGCTTGGGATATTTCGAATGGCGTTATATTCATCTTGAGTTAAGATTCCCCAAGAGATTTGAATTGTTTTCTTGTTTGCGATGACATCTCCGCTCATTTGACCGTTCGCACTTCGACCAGTCCCAGAGCTCCAAATGATTTCATCGCTGTTTGATATAGACACAGGAGATGCAAGAGCAACTCCATTCACTGTGATTTCGCTCACTCTATGCACCTCCTAGAAATCAAGTAGTGGTTGATTTGTTCTTCTTTGAATTTCGTTTCCGATTTCAAAGATTTTTCTTGTGACCGATTCGCCATCGATATTCAAATCCATTCCAGCCACTAATGTGACTAATTGTCTTAGTAAAGCAACTACTTCCGCACTACTGTTCGAATCTTTCGATAAGCGAGCAGCCTCACGAGCCATCGCAAGCATCTTGTTCTCTGGTGCCACAATTTCCCCGTAGTGCTTGTTATCCCCAATCATTGCAAGTTGTGGAGTGTTCGCCTTAACGAATCCCCCTTGAGCCAACATTGGGATTTGAGGAGTGCTGATTCTACCAATCCAAGCAAATGGGCTCACACCCATCACGCTGATTCCACGAATTCCATCAAGGATTCCATTGATTCCGTTGAATGGGATGGTGATTACTCGGTTAATACCTCCGATGATTCCATTCACGACCGTTTTGAACGTTCCGAGAATACCTTCAGTAATTCCCATGAAGATTCGTCCACCAGTTGAGAAGACATCTCGAACGCCTGCCCAAGCTTTTGAGAAGATGTTGCTAAACCAGTTCGGAATCGTTGAGAAGATGCTCGTAATCGTGTTCCAAGCTCCTTGGAAGATGCCTCGGAAGAACTCAACCACACCAGAGAACACCGCTTTGATGCCTCCCCAAATGCCGCTAAACCATGAACCTGCTACACTAAACACGTTCACGATTCCATTCCATGCGTTCTTGAACATCGTCCCGAACCATGTTGCCACGTTCGAAAGTGCGTTCACCACATCGTTCCATCTATCCTTGAACCATTGACCAATAGCCTTGAATACATTCACGATGCTGTTCCAAGCGTTTGAGAACATAGTTGAAAACCATGTCGCTACATTCGAGAATGCTGTCACGATGTCATTCCAACGATCCGCAAACCATTGACCGATTCCACTGAATATCGCCACAATACCATCCCAAGCAGCTTGGAAGCCTTCTGGGATTGCTGTCATTGCTTTGTCAGCAAATTCAGCGATTGCGGTCACACCATTTCCAAGAATATCGAAAATCCAACTTAAGAAGTCGAATAAGCCTTTCAATGCGAGTGAGACTCCAGCGATTGCAGCAAGCAAGAGTCCACCTAGCACACCCGCAATCACACCAAGAACGGGTCCTAATGAGCTCGCAAGTAGATTGTATAGTGGTTCAAGTGCTGTCCAAATCCTGCTTATAGCTTCCACAATGCTTGAGATGGCATTGCCTAGTGAATCAATCATCGGCTTCACATATTGGTCGTACACTTCACCAAATGCTTTTCCAACTTTTTCAAGGATTGGATTCACATGATTATTGAATCCATCGATAATCGTTCCAACCAACCCCGAAATCATATCACCCCATTGAAGAATCAACGGTCCGATACTATTATCGTACACACGTTTAAACATCGAACCAACATCTCCGACAGCTCTTTCGACTGTCTTGAAGATTGGAGCGATATTTTTCAACATTGTATTGAACGCTTCTGTGAGCTTCGGAGCGTTCTTCGTGATAATCGTCTCGAAAGCCTTCATCAAGTCACGACCAAGTTTCGCTCCGATTTCTTTGATATCAACGTATAGACTAATGAATGCCCCTGCGATGGCTTCTCCTATTTTCACAGCCCCTTCGCTCGTTAATACCTTGTAAATGGAATCACCGATAGCTTGAGCAATGTTCCCAGCAGCTTTCATCATGTCCCCTGTCGCATCCATTGTATTGACAAGAGCTTTTTTGATTTGTTCTTTGTGATTGTCTAGTGCATTCGCAATGGATTCAGTAAGGAATACACCGATTCCCACTCCAACAGAAGCAATCGCACCAGTAAACTGTCCCAAAGCATAAGCCCACTTATCAAGCATCGTGTTGAATGATTGAACGACTTGTGGATCCGTGAAGATTTCTTGGAGGGTAGCTCCGATTCGTTCGAGAGCCACTTTCATTCTCTCCAAACCTTCAGAGTGGAATGCGGCATCGAATCCAGCTTTGAATTTGGCTAAGAGCTCACCAATTCGTCCAAAGAGGTCTTCGAAGAATTTCTTCAATTGGTTGTCCCCTTCGGCAATCTTGCCCATGTCAACTTGAGCACCTTTTGGTTGGCCGCCTCCGCCACCTCCGCCGCCTTTTCCTTTGCCTTTACCTCCACCACCGCCGCCTCCGCCTCCGCCAGAGTCGTCATTCGGCTCGGATAGTTTGTTGATTTTGTCAAAGCCCATCAAGGACTTCATTTCTTTCGCTGCCTTCTTAGCAGCACCGCCAGCCTTGTCAGCAGCTCCACCAGCATCATCCACAGCATCAGCCATGTCGCCAGCTCCACCACCTGCCCCTTGCATATTGTCCGCAAGGTTCCCGACAGCATCGGCGGTCTCTTGTATTCCACTACCAGCTTGTGACTTCTTGCCCGTTAAGAGCTCAGTAAGAGCCCTAAATGCGTTCCCGACAGTCAATAGCTTACTTAGTAGGAAGTTAAGAACTTGAATCACAGGCGTGAACAGATTGATGAGTCCTTGTCCAACGGATGCCATGAACGATTGGAATTGAAGCTTCATGATCCGCACTTGGTTCGCCCATGAATCGCTCGTCCTTGCGAAGTCACCACTTGCAAGAGCTAACTGACTTTGAACGAATGCGAATCTAAGAGCCACTTTCTCCGCCTCAGACATCTCAGCTGTGGTCTTTCCAAATCCATTCGCCATCGCATATGCATCGAGGGCTGTTTGTGTCATTACGACCCCTAAGTCCTTCAATGTTTCGGTCTCACCTGTGAATACAGATTTCAATTTCGTGTACGCCTCGTCTTGGCTTATGTTGTAGAATGATGCTACATCCCCCGCCAAGCTCGTCAACGCTGTGGACATCTCATAGGCTTGTTGTTCGCTGAATCCAAAAGCCTTGGACATTGCACCGAATGTCCCTGTGTAGCGTTTAGCCATCGTCTCAGACAATCCCGATGCGTACATTGCCGATTTTGCGAATTCGTCAACTTGTTTAGACATCTTAGGGAATGCCACATCGACCACGTTTTGAACCTCATTCAAATCGGATCCGAGCTTGATTGCCTCAGAACCAAAATCAATTAGTTTCTTGACCGCAAACGCACCAGCAAGGACTTTCGCAAAGCCCATGACTTTTTGCTGGATTCCGTTCAATTGATTCGTGAACCCTTGTTGATTCACGACCAATCCCAATTCAACATCGCCGATTTTAGTTGCCATTTGTCCACCTCCTTACTTACCATTCAGAAAAGGCTTGTTGAAGTTCCTTGAGAACCGCATCAAGCTCTTCTTGTGTTCGTTGTTTCGCTCGTTTATTTCGCCACTCGTCTCGGATTCGATGTTGTCCCGGTGAGAACGATTCGAGCATTTTTGGGTCGTCCTCGCTTCGAATTTGGATAATTCGTCCGAGAGGAGTCTCCGATGAAAGTCCAGAGACTAGAGCTCTGAATTCTTTCCATTTCATTTCTTTAAAATCATATGAATAGAACGAGATGCCATATTGCGTTCTAAAAGATGAGACCATCAAGTCCCAATCTTCAAAAATGTCGTAATATGGCTCACCTATTCCCCCGCTTCTTGGTCTCCTACAATCAAATTGATTGCCTCACGAATGAGAGCCATCCAGCTTTTTAGATTTAAACTTAATTTTTCAATCTTCACACGGTCTTGTTCGTTGAAGATGATTTCATACAAGCTCTTCATTTGGGCAACAGTCGGATCCCCATCAACGCCACTCATCACTTCCATGAGCTTGAGTGCTGTTGGAGCTGAATCATCTACTTCGATGGTTACGTTCTTGATTTTGATTTTTGGTTTTGATTCAAAGTTTAGTTGTTCTGTGATGTCGATAATCTTACCCATTATTCAAATACCTCGCTTTTCATTGTTGTGAATACTTCTGTCGTTTCTGTTTCTTCTACTTCACCGATAAGTGGAACACCAATTCGATTGTGTTCGGTCGTCAATTCGTGGATTCGTTCATCCGTCATTCCTGTTGTATCGAATTCATCACCGACTTTGTATTCCTTGCGAGTTTCCGCATCGATGAAGTTGATTAGTGCTTTATGCATTAGTTTTCCTCCTTGCCAAATAAAAAAGAGGGGCGATGTTCACCCCTCCACTTGTTTTCGTGATTCTTAGCCTGCCGCTGTATATTCAGGTTTACCATTTGACATAATGTCGAATGATAGTGGTGCGGCTGCTGTACTGTCACCAGACATGAAGTCCTTGATGTTGATGACCGCTTCTTTGAAGACTAATTTGGATCCGTCTGGGAATGTCCATTGGAAGTCTTTTTCAGCATCACGACCATTTTTTAGTGCGATAGCAGCGATTGCATCGTTACCAGTATCACCGATGTGTCGTTTGCCCGATACTGAGATTGTAACTGATTTAGCTGTCATCAAGCGGCGTTTCCATCCTTTATGCTCGAATGGAGACCATTCTTCTACACCGTTGTCGAATGATACTGAAAAGCTTTCTAATTCTTTGATTTCTGTCCAAGTTGGAGCATCTTTAGTCCCTGTGTTTACTTGGAATTGGTTTTCATAGACGGGGAATACCCCTGTTCTTTTTTCTGCCATTTTTATTCCTCACTTTCTTGTTCTAGTCTGTAATAGATATCTAATTCGATGACACGTTCGTACACGTTATTGTCATCAGTTCCCACATCAATGGGCTCGTTCGATAAGAGTCGAATCATTTGGATTGGAGTATCACCAATCACCACGTTCTCAGCCTTTAGGATTTGGTTGAAGAGGTAGTTCGCTCGCTTTTCTGTTTCGTTCGCATTCTGATTGTGATGAATCAAAATGCTGACCGATTTCACATCATAACTTGCCAAATTCCTCCCACCAATAGCAATTCGTGGTTCGACATTCGTCTTGCGTTGATAGACTCCGATGCTATACATCTTTTTATTATCGAGTTTCCCGATGTAGTAATTTTGAGCTGCGTGATAGGATTCCAACCAATCTCGCACTTCTGCCAATGTTATCATCTTCACACCCCCGATATTTTCTTGTATAAAGCAGCATAAGCCTTCTTGATGTCCTCTTGTTTCGAACCTTCAACCCAATCATCCATCCACTTGCCTCGAGCGTGTGGATTCGTGCTCGTGTTGAAGTTGTATTCGGGATGAAAGTATAATCTTCGAGCGTATGGAGTGGAGTGTGTCAAAGATACTCGACCACCACTCGAACCAGAGTAATCAACCGAGAACGCCTCGCCTTGCAATGTACCGTCTCTAAACGGGACCACTTGGGCGTTTACAATCTCGGTGTGTAAATACTCGCCAGTCTGTTCCAACGCTTGAATTTGAGCCTTCTTGAGCCTTCCAATGACTCCGAAGTCGAACTTCACCCGACTGTTTGCATGAATCATCGTCCATCACTCCAATCCGAGATACGTATAATTCACAGAACCGTCCGGATTGCGTGATTTTCGTGTATCAGCAATCTTTCGCTCTACTCCATGGATGATTACACTCCCACCACTCAAAGTCGCTAAATTGGGGGCAATATCGCCATTAAATAACGCCGACCCTGTGAGCTTCACAATTTTTTGTTGATCCGTCAACACGGTCACGACCTTGTCTTGATAGTTACAAAACAAATCGGCTTCAAATTCCTTGATGGGCTCGCCATCCTTAGACACGCCCTCGCTTTGCACCACCACATGGATTGGAGTCTTGCAAAATTGTGGTAGAACTAAACTTGGAAAATGCATCAAATCACCTTCCTTGTAAGTCCACTTTGATTCAACAATTCGAATGTGCTTCGCTTCATTGCGATTCCATTCATTGTGACTACATTCCAAGAATCACCGAAGTTCATCGACACGCCATTGATGGAATACGATGATAGAGCGGTCTCGATTAAGTCTTTGTTTTCAATCATGAAGTCAGCCATTTGGCAACACACCTCACGAACCACCGATTGTTGGAATGGAGTGAGATTATCAAACCCCACTCCAACGATTCGGTTGAATGTTAGTGTGTCGATATGCTGACTAGCTGTCTTCAAGATGCGATTGAGTTGCTCTGGAGTATGAATTCCAAGATATTCGTTCTTGTAGAACGTTTCATCAGCATATATCATGGCTATTTACCTTTACCCTTCGAAGTCAACTCAGCAATTTCAGCTTTTAATTTTTCGATTTCTTCAAGAGCTGCGTTGTAAACCGCACCACTTACAGAAGCTTTCACACCACGAGCATGAAGTTCGTGTTCGCTGTTGTAGATGTCAAAGCCTTGTTTTCGATAGTATTCAACCTCAAGCTCTGAGATTGTATACACCTTGTTTTCTCTCTCTGCTGTATACATTCAAATACCTCCTAGATTAGATTACGCTTGAGCGTTGATGAAGATACCATTCGCACGGTTTTTCACTAAGAACGCATCCATGTAGAATCGTGATTGTAATAGATAGTTGTCAGCTGTTCTTGAGTCTGAACCAGGTTCAAATACGTTGATGTAAGAGTATTTGTCACGAGCGATGACAGCTGTTGGGTGAACTAGGATGAAGTTGATTTGTTTAGCATCAGCAGCAGGAACGCATCCTTCTGTGAAGTTGAATTTTGATTTCAAGCGAGCAGATTGAACCACTTTGATTTTTACATCGTCTAAGTCATAGATTGAGCGTTTAACTGAACCCTCGCCAGTAACTCCCATAACACGTTGGATGTCTTTGGCTTCTTTTAATAATTTGTTAACTTTTGGAGTAACGTATAATAAACGACCAGCACCCGGAACCCCAGCTTCATCCATTTTTTCCATGGCTGAATCAAATTGTTCTAAAATGTTTTCAGCTGTAAGAGCTTCAGTTGAGATTGTTGCTCCATTTGCTGCGTAAGTAGTAGCTTCATCATACAATTTAGAGAACACATAGCTGTCCTTCTCTGGAATTGTTTGTTCTTCTTCTAATGTGTTTTGTACGTTACCGATAGAAACAGTTTTGTTTGTTTCATCCACATCCATTGGGTCGATTACGAATTCGATTGAACGGTCATGAGATAATTTCTTAGGTTCCCATTCGTTTGTGATTGTGCCTTGTTTGAATCCTAATGAGCCACGAGTGTGGTCTTTGTAACCTGATAATGTGATGCTTGGTAATTTGATTGTTTGAGCATCGATGAATTTAACTTGTTTGTTTGATTGGAATAGTTCAAAAGATGCCAATTCTTTTGCGTATTTTTGCTCTAATGCTGGAGCGAATGTTTCTGCGTATTTTAATACCATAATTATTTACCTCTTTTCTTTTTTTAAACTCCAAAAATCTTTAAGAGTTCGTCATTTGTTGTTGATTGTTTAACATCCCCCGTGGATCCGACTTGTGTGAATCCTGTTGGTGCTGTTGCTTCTGGTTTAAAAGCTGGAACGTCTTCCAAGACTTTTGCAATCACAGCCTCGTAGTCTTCATTCTTAGAATCCAACGTGAGATTGGTTGAGTCTGCCAACTTCAAAACGTATGGCAACACGTTCGAGCCAACTCCTTGCTTGATTGCCGCAAGTTGTAAGTTGCTCTCAATTCTTGTTTGAAGGGCTTGAGCTTGAGCCACTCGAAGCTCTTCTTGAAGGGTGTTCACATCTGGTTGGGCGGAGGCTTTTTGACTTTTAAAGCTTGAGATTGCTTGAGCCATCTCTTCCCCTGTCAAGCCTTGGTTCTTGAAATAGTTCTTCAAGACCGTATCCTCAGCGACCTTTTGCTTGCCTTCCACGATGCTCGCAATCTTCTCATAATCAATCTCTGGAGTACTCTGAGCGGGATTGGTTGAGTTTGGTTGCGGATCCTGTGTTGTTGATGCCCCAGCATTCGCCGATTCATCAAAGAAAAATAGTTTGTGTTTGAACATTTTCATGTCCCTCCTTCTCAGTTTTTAGGGTGTCTCCCTTATTCAGTTTTGTGCTCAGGTGTCTCCTCGTAGTTTCAAGTCTTCGGACATACCAAAAAGAGCCAACCTCCGGATGGTTGACTCTAATTGGGGTTATTTATTTAATTTTTGGGTACAAAAAAAGCACCTAACTTTTCGCTAGATGCTTATTTTTTATTGTATTCAAGGTTTCTTTTCCTTAATTCTTTCAAAAATACATTTGTTTCTTCTCTAGATGTAAAATCAATATTTATTCTAATTTTCATCAATTGTTCATCAGACATTTTTGAGAAATCCAACATTTCAACATCTGGAATTCCTTTTACTAAAGACATCTTTTTCACTCCTTTATTTAATCACACGTAATATTATTTTTAGAATTTCTTCGTAATCATCTTCAATAACACTTGATTCTTTCAATTCAAATATTGTTCCTCTTCCCATTATAAGTTCACTTTCTTGCACATTCAATGTCAAATAAGCATTTGACCCTTTTGGGATTTCAATATCCAATTGCACTCTTCTATTAGAAAAAACATTCATGTTTGGATTGACACTAATCGAAGAATAACCAAGCTCTTCATATTTGTGCCCTATTATTGAATTTAAAGCATCAGAAACATCTTGAATACTATCGTAAGTTTTTGGGATGTCCGCATTCTTAATGAAATTAGAGACCCAATCAAGATTTACTTTTCTAAAGCCTTTAATGTTGTAAGGTGTTTTGTTAGATTTGATGACTTCATCTAATGTTTTAGAAGTTATTAAATCCACTTCTCTCAAAAGATTCGGCTCTTTGTTTCTGAAAGCTCTGTTAATATCGAACGAATTACCTGTCGCAATGTATCCCGTATCTCTTGTTGAATTTGCATAAATTTTTTCTACTTGCGATTTGTTAATTTTACCAAATTTTTTCAACGCTTCAGAATAATCTTCTTCTAAATAATTATATTCTTCTTTTGCGTATTTTTCAACATTTTCAAGCTCCAACCCATGAGATTCTTCAAAAGATTTCAGTTCTTCTCGATATCCCTTCGCCTTATCACGCCACTCAGTAGCACGAGCACGATATGTCTCTTGGTTCTCAGCATCGAGACTGTTCTTTGCTAGTCGATTGTAGCTCTTCGCTTGTCGTTTAGCATGATTGAGCTTGTTCTCGATTAGTTGTCGTTCCTTGATGACGGGCTTCTCTTCATAGTACCTCGATTCGGGCTTAGAGCTGATGCCTTCGAAGTAGGTCGAATGCTTATCCTTGCAATTAGGATGATACAAGCCAGCCGCCATCGCTGAGCTCATGAGTGGATACGGTCCGTCTTTAGAAGTTCCACCACTCCAAACATCATCGATGAGGACTTTCCCCTCGAATGGCATACATAATGGACACGCATTGAATCGCTTGTTCAATATTACGGTAGAGATGCCCCACTCTTGTCGCTTCTGACCTTCACCCATCAAATAGGCTCGTTTGCTTGCTGTTCTCACAGCCATGTCAGCATACGACACGATGTTGTGTACCGCACCGTTCGAGTACGTGATGCAATTGATTCCTTTTTTTAGAAAGTCGCTTGTTGCCATGTCCACAGCCTTCTCATAGGTGATGGCTCCCGAACTTGCTGCGACTTGGGATTGGAAGATTATCTTTCGATATTGGTCGTTCGCATATCGAAGTACAGCGGTTTGGGCTGTCTTCATATCGTGTTCGATTGCATTCATCAACGCATCCAATCGCTTCTGATTCGCTTGGAAGAATCCAGCACTTAGACCACGCTCTCTTTTTAGAACGTAGCCTTTCTCTAGTGCCTTCAACACGTTGAGCTCCTCATCGCTTGCACCTTGCAATGATGCATTGGCGATGGTCTCTCTAATCTTCTGATTCATTGACTTGAACTCGAGACCGTACTTCTTAGCAGCCTCTTGCTTGAATCGATGAAGTTCTTCGAGTTGGATTGCCTGCCATTGAGTCCATTCGATACCCATCTCAGTTTCTTCCGCTTTGTGTTTCTTGAGATTCCTCGTCATGGACTCGAGCAATTCATTCTCGATTCTTTCAAATGCTCGACTAACATCATAACCCATTCGAATGCACCTTGAATCCTTTCAATCGATATTCTCGAATCAATTTCTTGAGTTGAGTCTTCGATGTTGCTTTCAAATTCATCATCTCAATCTGACCGTCTTTCTCGACCGCATAGATTCCGAATGGACAATACTCCTTACTCATGTTGAGAAGTGCTTTCGCTTGATCCGTTCTCATTTGGTAGTTCTTGTTCATGATTCTCACTAGCAAGTTCATCACCTCTTTCAACGCTGAATCCATCTAAGTCCGTGTTGACATAAGGCTCATCGACCTCGCTGATGCCTTGCTCAGACTTCAAGCGAATAACTTCTTCGGACTTCCATTGTTCGTCCTTAGAATCGCCATATAGCTCATCCACAGAAGCTTCGATGGACATGATGCCACTTGTTTTTGCTTTCGATACAGTCTCAACTTGAGACTCGAATGAAGGATTCGCATATTCCCCAAAAGGAACGTTCACCGCAATCTCTTCGATTGGTCTACGATTCAACACGTTGAAGCTATTGATTGTCATGTTTACTAATTGAGGGATAAACTCTTGCAATGCTTCCACAATCGTGTTGCGTGTGTATAGAGTAGTCTTCTCTTTCTCACGCTGTGCCTCAGCATTGTCAAGCTTCTTCACATCAATCCCAATCGTAGAAGGGCTCACGATACCTTGCAACGCTAAATCTAAAGCGGTGATGTAAGTAGCCAAATAGCTCTCGTGAGGGATGTTCGCTTGTTGCAATGTAATCTCATTGCTTGCTCCTTCGGCTCTGTCAGATGCTATCTTGATGAATCGATTGTCGAATGCGTTCGGCTTCATGAATGTTCCTGTTCGTGGGTCCCGTGGAAGCAACGATTCGGGAATATATTCTTTTGTTCGACCGCTTCGAAGAGCATCCATCCATTGAGACCATGACTCATCCAGCGCATCGAATGTGTCCGTCTTTCTGTCAAAGATGGATTCGCCTCGACCTCGTTCCACATCAGATTCAAAGATGCTAAATGGTACGCATAGAATCAAATGCTTGTCGAACGTGAAGTCGTTGATGTCCTGTGTATATTCAGTCGAATGAATATCCAATTCAGCATCACCACGATAGAGCTTGTTCGTTACATATCCGAATCCATAATGTTCCTCGAGTGTATATGTTTGTTTGTTCTCATCAAATCGAGTGGTGAAGACCACTTCATGCAATCGTCCACGTTTGTTCTTGATTTGGATCCGTTCGCCACTTACCCATTCAATGATTGGATATTGCGAGACCGTAGAATCAAACGAGATTCTGAATGCTCCATCACCAATCACGAGAGCATCTTTCACCGCTTCTTTCAGTTGTTTCTTGAAGTCGTTATCTTGTGCGATATCCTCCCACAAATCTTCATGCTTGGAATCTTCAAATTCCAAATCATTCATGTCGTAGAGCACCGCATCTCTCAAGACCTTCACGATGATTCCCGGTAAGCCCGTGTGAATCTTTCTAATCTCTTGCCCCGGAGTTGAATGTGCACCCCAGAAGCTCAATCGTGTCGTTGATAGTTGAGAGTAAAGTTGTTGCAACTCGTAGGACTTGCCACGATACCAAATTCGATTCTTAGCAGCATTGTCCTCGAATGTCATCTCTTCATTGATGACTATTGCACTCGGTTGAGCTTTCTCAATTCTCAAAAAGCTCCTCATTCCATTCCTAATCATATTCACCAACCCCATCGTCTTCTATTTCTCCTCTCTGTTGTCCAATCATGTACTTGTATGGTAACCACGCATATTGATTCGCATTTATTGTGTGGTCGTTCTTGTCTTCGGGTGCTTCTTTCGTTTCTTGCCACGAATAAGCGTTCATCTCTTTGATGTGTTCCACGCAATCTTCAACGACTAAATAGAATCCTCGAGCAATCCATCCAATTTGAAGGTTGATTCGGTCGATGATTTTCGTCTTCTTATATGCGTTGTTGAAGTTGTAAATGGATCCGAAATTTCGTTTGTATTTAATCATCTCGGTGATGGTCGCTTGGTCTGCTGAATCGATAAACGAATCACGACTGAATCCAAACTCCTCAGCGTTTCGGTCAAGGAATGCAATGAACCTCTCGACCGTGTCAGATGGAGCGATTGGCGTGTCTAAGTCCGCATTGTTGTAGACTTGTTCGGCTAGTGTCACCAAACGCCCGTCATCCGTGATGCCTTGGAATATCATCGCAATCGTGTCTTCGCTCTTTCTTGAATAAGCTGTATCGAGCCCAGCTGAGAACATTACATAATTGAATTTCTTTGCTTGAGCTTTCGTGATTACGTTTTTCTTACTGTCGAAGTTAGGGAAGACCAATCCTGTTGCTCGACCTCGAAGTCCTTGAATCTTGTTCTTGTACATCTTAGTTCCGAGTGGAACCGAGTCTATTTTCTTTTGAATATCCTTATCACTCAAAGATTTGTTGTCTTTAAACGTGAAGAACCAATATCTCCATTTGGGATTGTGTCGTTCTTTCAAGTCAGCCATAATCTCACGAGGAACATCCTTCTCGTATTTCTTGTAAGGACGAGAGCGATTGATGAATTCCTTGTACACAGGTAAATCGGGATTGTCGGGATTCAGAGTCGCCATCAGATAGTCGTTACGAGCTGAGACCTCACGAACGAATTCGATGTTCGCTGTGTTGACCTCATCGATGTACACACATCCATATTGCCCACCAAGAGCAAGTTGCCATTTCTCTTTCGTATCGTATCCAAGAATGTAGATGATTTTATCCTCGAATTTAATGTGGGGGATTTTGTAGTCCTTGTCCCCATTACCAAAATAAAAAGCATCTCGATGGATGTCGAGGATGCCATTGTCTTGATTGATTAAGTTCTTTTCAGCAACACCGACCGTCTTCGCTGCGATGATGTGGAACTTCTTCTTGCTCCTTGAGACCATACGCATGAACTTGACACCCAAGCCCACCGTGGTCTTGCCGGCGGCTGTCGTTCCCTCAAGGAAGTCCGCATCCACGTTTTCGACCGTGTTGCAAAAATCGATGTATTTTTGAGAGAGTGGGAAGCTATTCATCGAGCCCACTTCCTCCTAATTGGTTCACGATATCATCGAATTTCGGTTTCGATTCAATCTGAGCGTTGATGTCCACACGATCCGTGAACGTTCCATATCGCTTGCCTAGAAGCTCCGCCGCTCGTGTTCTCGATTGTACGTTCGGGACCGCTTGGATAACCTTTTGAGTTCCTTCACCATCAAGAACCAAAAGAGGCTCGGTCTTCTCGCCACGCATCACGCTTGTCAAATATTGAAGGACTTCTTCTTGTGTTGCAATCTTCTCAGATTCGAGCTTTGCAAGTCGTTCATCGATATAGCTTTTTATTCCTACATTTTCCAACAATTTATGACTTTGAGCTTTTGCATATTTTTCAGAATAACCAGCTTCCACCGCTGATTTATAAAGATTCCCTGTGATGATGTACTCATCCGCAAATCGCTGTTGTTTCAATGTCATTTTCGTCATTTTCCATCACCTCATTTCTATATTTTAACCAACAAAAAACCTCGGGAGTGGAGACCCGAGGAAAAAATAAATGTAGGAGTTTTCACATTATGACAAGATGATATCGTTTCTTACACCTTTTCACACTACTAATATATCACGTTTTTCTAGTGACAAACACCGTTTTCTGTCACTACTAAAATTTTTCACCCAATTTGATGAGCAAAATCTCACACGCTAGATTGCAAGCGTTCATGATGACATTTCGATTCGTGAAGTGTTTCTTCGCAAGTGAGCGATAGTCGTATACATCATCGAAATAGTATTCCGAGACAAATTCTCTTTGTTTTTCATCAAGCTCTTCGAGAGTTTCTTCCACGCATCTTTTCCAAAAGAGACGATTCTGAATATATTTGTCACTCTCGAATCGAATGAGCTCGTTTTCCGCTGCTTTCGAATTCGTTCCTTTCGCACGGATCCACGCATTCACATCTTCTTCCTTATGGCATAACATATCGAATTTTCTCGATGTGATTTCTTTGTCATAATATGGATACTCTCTGAATCGAATCTCAGCGATTTTCTTATCTTTCATTCAATCCCTCCATTTCAAGAATTTGATTGAAGATGCTCTTCACTAGACTAATCGGGATATTCGAGCGATTGTTGTATCCATTCATCAATTTGAAATTGATGTCACTTGGTTTGTTCCCTGTTTTCAATTTTAGCTCAATGTTGGACTTGAATCTTGTTGGTTTTTGGATTGGATAACTATCGTATTGATTGTAATGAGCTAGATTGTCATACGGGATTTTGAATCCAAGCACTCGGTCAATATAGTCCCATATTTTAGAACTTGCCGGGTTCTCAATGACATAATATTTCGGATTGTATCGTTTAATGATTTGAATCAAGTTGTGAGTACACAATTCGCCATTGATTCGTTTGACGATTTGTCTTTCTGGTTTGAATTGATATCGCTCATAGTCATTGAAGTCTCTGATTGTGAATGGGCTTAGTGGAATTTGTGGTTCGAATAAGCAATCATCAGCTCGTTCTTGTTTCCAACAGGCGTTCCCCTTGTCCATAGAAGATGCAATCGACCAAGACTCACAAGGAGGACTTGCAATGATGAGATCCGGGTGAGGGAGCTTGTCAAGAGTCTCATAGAGCTTGTTATCTCCAAAGAGATACGAGTAATCGGCAAGATTTAGATGAATAAAATGATTATTTTTATTTTCGATATCCAATCCCACAGAAAAAATTGTCATCTCTTGCCCCCCTCATTGAGCTCTTTAACACCTTGAGAGTAGCAGCCATTGCCACTATCAAACAATGCCCAAACAATCATCGCATCAACTCCTCCAAATCCACAAATGGATTGATATTTTCATCAATGTCATAAACTTTCGCACTTGGGAAATCACAAATTTCATCAAGTATTTTTTGAAATCTTTGTTTAAATTCTTCAGACGTGCCATCCCATAAATGAACAAACATATCTTCATACCCGTCTTGTTCCATATATTCATATATCCAATCCAATACAGACTCAGCAGATAATTTATTTCTTCTTTCTTTTAGAGTCCGCCAACCACTTCTTTCATTTTCATTTAACGAATTCCATTCATGTTTTAAATCGGATACATATATTTGAGAATGGGTTTGTTCGTTAAAAACTAAATCATCATCTTTTATTTCGTTAATTGTTTTCATTCTTACACCTCGTTATCCACAAACAATTCTTTGATTTCATCCCCAAACAATTCGATTGCACGTTCGGCATCTTCTTCGTTTTTGAAATAACCGAAAAGGCTGAATGTTTCATAAAAATAAATATCGTTACATAAAATATCATCCGTCATATTCGATTTGTATAAATAATACTTTGATTCATTTTTATTCCAATTTATTTGCCACTCCCCATTGCATTCGTCTCTGAATGCTCTGAATCGTGTCAGTAGGTTTCTACGTTTCACTTCTAATTCGGCTGCTTCTTCGGTTGGGAATGTGTTACCTTGACTAAAATATTTATTATCGGCTTCTATGTTCTCCCAACAATCTCGAAAAACGTCTCCACTCGATTGGAGACAATAATGTCCATCCCCATACTCATACGGGCACTTCATTTCCCATGTATCTTCCTCTTCATCAGGAATTTCAACATCAGGTAATATTTTTGCTAATATGTCTCCGAGTTCAGTAACTACATCTTTGAAATTATTTGCTAATTTTTTTAACTCTTCCATAAGAGCCTCATATTGTGTTTTTTCTTTCATAGTTATCCTCCTGTTTGTCTCTTTCTTTCTCATGTCCTGCAATTGCTCCAGCAAATAATGTGACTGCAGGAACAATGATATGGATTCGAGAAACCCCTAAGACATCCAACAAAAAAACCGTGTACGTCATTAGTTGCCAAAAAATTACCCATAATTGATTCGTTTTCATTTATTTTTCATTCTCCATTTCTATTTTTTAATATTTATAGTCATCGGGATTTAATCTCGTAGGCCATTCAATCCTGTCTGGATTTTCCTTCAATTGCTCGTTTAATTTGATTGCATTCTTTATCGCTTTCAACGATGTTTCAAATCCAAGTAAGAAAGCGAATCGTTCATTGTAGCTCATTTCTTCTAACTGTCCATAGTTAATATCTTCTTGGAACTGTTTCAACGCTCTGTCATACATCGACATGTCCTTGTACTTACAATGAGCCACAATCAAGTAGTGAACATCATCTTTCAGTTTTTCGAATTCTGTTGTCTCATTCACCCTTTAGTCCTCCTTCTTAATTCGTGTAATATTCGCCACAATCTTGTCTCTTGTTTGAGAAGAGAGTGAATACGGATCTCGCATGAATTTACTCAATGATGTCACACTAACGTTCGTATCATGAGCAGCTTGAAGCATCTTATCGCTTGAATTCCCAATCACGCTATACAGATATGTGATAACATCTCCATAATCTTCACGATATTGTTTGGACATCTTTCTTCGTTTGAGTCTCTCTTGCGATAAGTCCTTGATGATAGAACCATCAATTTTGTGTGCTTGGATGAAATCCAACGCTTCTTTGATTGTGAGGAAGTGCATCGCCTTCTCAACGTATTTCGTGAATCGGTGCGTGTAGAGTGGATGAGCCTTTGCAAGATATCCTTTCATGCTTGAATAGTCTTCAATGCGTTCGAATAGGAAGTGAGGCTCTTGGTTTCTCACAATTACATAGATTTTAATGTTTTCCATAAGCATCTATTCTCCTTTTGATTTCATTGATGGCATCTAATGTGATGCGATTTTTCCCATTCACAAAGCTCCGCACAAGATGATAATTGATGATAGTGGAATCTTTGATGAACTCACCGATTGACATCCCTGTATCTTTGAAGAAATTAGTGAGTTCTTCTTTAAGAGCTAAATCTTGATATCTTGGTTGGCTCTTGATATCTTGGTTGGCTCTTGTTGAATTGTCTTTGGTAGTATCCCTCTTGAGGTTCTTTCTTTGGTGAATTTAGTCCAATGATTTTCTTATCTTTTAATCTTCGAACCATGCGAACACCGTCAATCTCCACAATCTCGATGTTCTCGTATTCATAAGTTGAACGAGTTCCGTTCAATCCTTCGACTTGATTTGCCATAGTTTATCTCCTTATTTTTGATGTTGATTTTTGAAGGCTTCATCGATGTGCTCGAATACCATGAGCATTTGCCTTCTTACGAATGGATGATTCTCGTATTCATCACATAGCTTTCCACTCGATTCGAAGACCCAATTGAAATATTCGACCGAACCGAAGCCCAATTTCTGAGCGACACTTTCTTGTTCCACAATCCAATCGGCAACTTGATTCATGAATTTGTGATAATCTAATTTCATTCGAGCTCCTCCAATCTGAGATAGATTCCCGGTGGATCCGCATAGAACTTCTCTGAGATTTTAGAAGCGACCTTGTTGTCATCTTCCCAGAATCCCAAATCGGTCAGACAATCAAGCAGCAACTTCTCCATATTGTCCAAATCTGGTTTCGTGCCTTTATACTGTCCGTTGTACTTTCCATCTTTTAGAGGAAAGCACCATTTGATTGTGAGCCTCACACAGCCCCTTAGAGGCGTTTTGGGAGCAAAGTGAGAGAAGTGTGCCATATACTTCGCTCGAGCCTGTATGAGCTTAGGAGGTTCATAGAAATGAGGCTTCCCATTTCTACAAGTGACTTGCTTTTGTTGGTGAGTCGTTGTTGGGAGTTCCATGGGAATGAAGAATTCAATCATGATTCCCAACACCTCTCCATGCACCCCATTGAGGTTCATAGATAACATATCCAGTAGATTTCAATTGTCTAAAAATCCATTCCATGAGTTCAGGTTGTTTTGAAATCCATTCCAACACTTGTGATTGAGTTGGGTCATATTCTTCATCTGGAAATGAATGATATAAGAGCGGCATATCTTTTCCGACTTCCAACAATTTTGATTTTTTACGTGCCATATTTTTCTCCTTTTAAGTTTGTGAAATTCCACACAGACTTTTATTTTTTATTTTTGCTTTTTGTCCATGGTAGAAAGGACAGACATGGTGGGCGGAGTCTAAAGCCCACCTGTTCTGTTCCTATCATGGACGATGGACGAATCTTCGGACATTCCCCTATTACACACTCTTAGTGTTATGGTTTGTCTGTCCGTGGACAAAGTCGATTTTGTCTTCGAGTTTGTCCTGTCCAAGTACACCTTTTAGGTGCATTGTTTTTATCTCGTGGACACGGACAAAGTCGATTTTTTGTCCTGTCTGTCCCGATGTCTGTCTTCGAGTTTGTCCTGTCCAAAAATAGGAATTTTTCCTAATTTACTTTTTGAGAACGACATTCTCGCCATCCAATTCATACCCATTTATTTCCTTGATTCGTCTCTTGAGAGTCTTCTCAGATATGCCCATATATTCACAAAGTGCCTCCGAAGTGACTGGAGCAACTCCATCATTTAGAGCTGAGTATGCTGTGTCGAATGCAATTTTTCGTTCTTCCTTGCGTTGCTCTGGAGTCATCTTCTTATCGAAGTTTTTCTTCCACCATGGATTGGATTTTGAATCATCCAACTCGATATCATCGAGGATGCCTGTATCATCCACAATATGAAGTGGATAACTGAACCACACATTTCGTGGTTTGAACTTAGCGAACTCTCGAAGTGTGCCATCCACACGCCACGCTGACATCGTTTGAATCTTGCTTGTCTCTCTATTGATGAGCTCGTTCGTTTGCCATCTATCTTGGATGTTCACGACCGCTTTCTCGAAGTGATTACGCATTGCGTATGGACTTCTTAAGTCATCCATTCCGATGTACTGTTCCATGTATGGTCGATTCATGCGATTGATAGCATCCTTGTAGATATCGCAAGCCAATTGGTCGCATCGTTGTTGGATAATCTCATCCGTGAGCTCTAACTCCACTAAATCGACAAGAGCATCTGGGTCCCGAGCGAATACGCCTGAGCCACTTGCACGGTCCATAGACTTTTTACCACCTTGAGAACCCTTTGAGTGGTGGTGACAGTAGATGACTGAACACCCTAGCTCTGTCGCAACTTTGTCAAACTGATTCGTGAAGTGAGCCATCTGATCCGCACTATTTTCATCCCCTGTTAGAACCTTATATATGGGGTCGATGATTACAGCAATATAGCCTTTCTTGTGGGCTCTTCGAATCAGCTTCGGTGCGAGCTTGTCCATTGGGACTGTCTTCCCACGTAAGTTCCAAATATCGATATTCGATACATTTCGAGGCTCGATGCCCATTGCTGCATATACATCCTTGAAACGATGCAAGCATGAGGCTCTATCAAGCTCGAGATTCACATATAGAATCTTCCCTTGAGTACATTCCCAACCGAACCATTTCGCCCCCTCAGCGATTGCAATTGACATATTGATGAGCCCGAATGACTTCCCAGCTTTTGAAGGTCCCGCAATCAACATCTTGTGACCTTGTCTGAGAACGCCTTTGATAAGCTCTGGAGCAAGCTCGGGCATATTGTCCCAAGTCTCGCTTAGTCCTTCTGGATCTGGCAATTCATCGTTCAAGTCTTCGATGTATTGATACCAATCGTCCCAAGACTTGTGTCCGATGTTTGTATCGATGATGAATTGTTTCTTTCCATCTCTAATGAATCCCGGGAGACGACTCAATCGACTTGGATTCTTGTTTTGTTCGTCTACATTGAGTCCGTTCTTCTTGCAAATTTTGTATAAATAATCAACACGCTTCTTGTATTCTTCTTTGTTTGCTGCTTCGATTCGTACAATCGCATGAATGGACTTGCCGCCACTATACACGAGAGTTGCGATTGGAAGTTCAAGCTCTCGCATGATTGCGTTCTGCTTCTCCAAATCCATGTTGTCCGATTCCACAAGAGCGTAGCGATAACTTACGACATTATCGTTCTTGACTCCTTGCCCATCCATTGGGTTGAATCGCACCCATGCTCCTGCTTTTTCGTTGTAATCGCCTAAGACCTTCCCGATGTCTCCACCACATCGTTCTAGCTCGTCTATGAGCTTTCCTGCGGTTCTGTCGTAATTTCCACGATGTGGAAGATATTTCTCAATCTCGCCCGTCTCAGCGTTCGTCTTAGCGTATGATTGAGTGGAATATGCCACGATGTCATCTGATTGGAATAATGTGTCTAAGTATCGAATAATCTCTTGCACAGGATTCCAATTCTTTGGTTCGTGGAACTCCTTCCCATCAATCCATGCTTTGTCAACGAATTTGTAGTCGTTGTCGTATTGAATCGAAGAATCCCATTCGAGAGCCCCTCGTCCATCATCATGAGCTTGAGAAGGGTTGAATCCTTGCTCGACAGCCATGTGGAAGATTGTTCCTCCTGTGACTGGTGAGCCTGTCCCTTGGAACGTATCCCATTTCTTGAAGCATTCCCCGGGATGATATCGTCCCGAATCTCGAGCCGACCATGATTCCCAATCTGATGCCGAATAACCTTCATGCTTGAGAGCCATCCCCACATTCACCCATTCTTGATAGTTGAGCGTTGAGGGGTCGATGTATTCTAATAATTCAAGTAAGTTGTTGTCTTCCACTCAATCACTCTCCTTGGTAACTATGGACATCGATGTTGTGAGGAACTCTCCAACCATTCGCAGCAATGCGATTGATGAGCTTAGTTGCTGCTTCAAATTGCCACATTCCTACATTACGAAATCCATAGCGTTCTAATAATCTGATTTGTCTTGGTGTTGTCAAGCCCTCGTTTTGGCGTTTAGAGAGGCGGTCAAGAATCTTCTGAGCCTTCCCAGCATTTCCAATCTCATCGGGCATGATTCCGAGTCGTTCTAATGTTTGAAGTTGTTTGTCCGAAGGTGGGCTCATCTCCCATCCAAATGATGGTACGTAGCTCGTGAGGTCTTCGGCGTGAATCGACATTTCGAACTGTAACGGATCCACAAGCTTACGTTTTCTCTTTCGCATCTCAGCGAGTTGTTTCGCAAGTGCTTCTTCACGTTGTGCGGTCACATCTTCTTTTGCGACCTCTTCTAATTCTAGGAGCTCAAATTCTGCTCCCGTGTTCTCTTCGGTACGTTCAACCATTGCTTTTGCAACTTCCTCATTCTCAGCAATGAGGTGGGCTGGGCGACACAATTCATGCTTCTCTGTATGCCATAAGAAGTCGAGGAGCAATAGATGTGTCTTCCCGGGATGCAATCTCGTTCCACGCCCCACCATTTGAGAATAGAGCGAGCGAACTTTCGTTGGTCTTAACACGACCACACAATCCACCGATGGACAATCCCATCCTTCGGTCAGTAACATCGAATTACACAAGACATTGTATTTTCCGTTCTCAAAATCCTCGAGGACTTCCGCACGGTCTTTGGATTCGCCATTCACTTCCGCAGCTTTGAATCCCTTCGAGTTCAAGATGTCTCTGAACTTCTTGGATGTATTCACTAATGGAAGGAAAACGACCGTCTTCTTATCCTTGCAATGTTCCATCATCTCGTTTGCAATTTGTTCGAGATACGGGTCCAACGCATTCCCAACATCACTCGCTTTGAAGTCACCTTGTGACATCGACACACTTGAGAGGTCGAGATTCAATGGGATTGTGAGTGCTTTGATTGGGCTCAAATACCCTTCTTTGATGGCTTTCGGCAGTGTATATTCGTAGGCTAACGAGTCAAAATATGTCCCTAGATTACGCATATCACCACGGTCGGGAGTTGCTGTCACTCCTAACACATTCGCACTATCAAAGTGTGAGAGCACACGTTGATATCCATCGGAGATGCAATGATGAGCCTCATCCACCACAATCGTGTCGAAGTGTTCTTTCTCAAATCTTGCGAGTCGTTTGGGTTGTTGCAAGGTTTGAACGGATCCAACGACCACTCGATTCCATGAGCCGATACTCGTTGAACTTGCTTTCTCGAGCGATGTTTGAAGTCCTGTTGACTTGAACAATTTGTCGCTTGCTTGGTCTAGCAACTCAGAGCGGTGAGCGAGGACGAGAACTCTCTCGCCCATCCTCACACGGTCTTCGATTACTTTTGCGAACACAATTGTCTTTCCACATCCTGTGGGAAGGACAAGAAGAGTCTTCTTGCGACCTTCTGCCCATTCCTGTTGAATGGACTCACGAGCCTCTTCTTGATATTTTCGCAATTCCATTCAATGTCCCTCCTCTTAGAACGCACCCCAAGATGGTTGTTGTTGTTGTGTTTGAGTTGCTTGTTGTTGATATTGTTGTTGGAATTGTTGTGTTGGTTGTTGAGTACGATTCAAGACTTGACTTGGGTTCACATCTTCGGGATATAGCATCGCTTTGACTTCGTTGTATTCGTTGTCGTTGTATTTACGAATACCAACTTTGCACACTCCTCGAGCACCGATGATTGTGTTCCAATTCATCTTCAATGGTTCACCTTTGCGTTTTTGACCGATGGATCCGAAGAATGATGAAAGCATTCCTTCTGTGCTTGAGTGTAAGAATAGATTGTGTTTCAATTCTGCTTTTCCTTGAGGTGTTTCAATCTCGATACTTACGACCGCTTTTGGACACGCAGGAAGCTTCCCGGGATTTTGTGGATTTGGTGTATGTCTTTGTCGTTCAAAGCTCTTTACTGTGAACTCGTAGAGCCCCACAGGAAGCAAGATGAATGTTGAGTCTTGTTGGATAGTGTCGTCCCATCCAAATTCACGTTCGAAGTTGTTGTATTGTTCTGTCATAATTTTTTACCTCTTTCTTTTGTTTGTTTGTTATTTGTTTGTATTTTCAATTGATTTCAAGACATCAGCCCAATTCGTAACCATGAATGCCCAATACTCTTGTGGGAAGTTCTCGATTGGTGTGTCTTGTGGGAAGTGCCCCTTCTTGAATGCTACATCTTGAAGCATCTTCGGAGTGACTGAATTTTGAAGCATCAAGTCCTTCAATGCTTGTGGAATAGAGTCTGGTATAGTGATTGATTCTTTAATAGGGAACGGATCTTCTTGAGTTTCTGCTCCACTCGTTCCTGCTGGGATAACTTCATCGACTGAGGGTACTTGCTCATCAATTCGAGGCTCGCTTACTACTTTTCCAACGCCCACATTTTGAGCTTGCTTCTTTGGAGCTTCTTGAGATGAAGAAGTGAAGATGTGTGCGATAGCAGCATAGTCCATTGGGAGCTCATCTGGGAGTCCATGACGATTCTTCGCATCCCAAGCTGGGTGATGTGTAGTGTACATGACACGTTGTCCGCCTGTCGCTTTCTTCTTCTTACTTTCTGAGGTCATCACCATCGTCTTGTAATTACAGAATAGAAGTAAGTCGCACCATTCTTTGACTACGGGAGCGGTTTGTGAGCTCGTCTTCTTACCTAGTTTCAACTCGTAGCGGTCGTAAGCCCCATCTTCATCGGGCTGTTCGAACTTGCGAAGTTGAGAATGTGCGGTCAAGACTACGTTGATGCCAATGTCCACTAATTCTTGAAGCTTATCTAATAAGCGACCCATTTCTTCTCGGACATAGGTGTATCCATTCCCATAGCCGAAGTCTTCGATTCCTCTCTTTCCATGCATCGAGCACACACTCTCGATTGCAAGGGATTCAGCCCAATCGATTGTGTCGATGACTAGCGTTTTGCAAACTGTTGGGTTTGCTTTGACGAATGCAATTTGATTCATAAGCATTGTCCATGATGTAGGCTTATCCATACGTGCTACATCCATGTTCGATGTTGAGCCTTCTGTGTCGATGAACAATGGATTCGGGAATTGTGATGCGAATGTTGACTTCCCGATGCCCTCAGTACCGTAAATCACGACACGTTGAGCTCGTGCTTGTTTACCTCTTGTAATATTCATTGTTTACTCCTTTCTTAAAACGACCATTTATTCGTTGGTTCTGTATCTTGGAATGGTGTGACTGTATCAGACACTACATATCCATCTTCGATGATGATTTGGCATTCCTCTCCACTAGACACTCGAGTCGCAATGGCTTGGAGTCCTTCTGATTCTAACCACTTGCCGAATTCGGTCAATGTTGGAATGTCCATTTGTTCGAGCTTGTCCAAGAGTACGAATCCACATTCTGGTTTTAATTTGCGAACAATTGCGGTCGATACTCTCAATTGTTGAGAGCCACTCATGTTGTCCCATTTTTGCCCTTCGAAGACGAGTTCTCCATCTTCGACTGATAGTCCTTGAAGTGGTAAATCCGCATTGTCGAGAAGTGACTTACGTTCATCTCGAACCTTGTCGATTTCTGCTGACAAGTTGTTGTATTGTTTCTCGTATTCTTTTGCATCTTCTTCAGCTTTCTCTTTGTCGAGATTTGCTCGAACCTTTCGGTTGATTTCTTCAATGTCTGAGATTGATGCTTCGATTTCTTCTGTGGATTCATCCACTAAGTCTTCAATGGATTTGTTTGCAATAATGTAATCTCCCATCAATTTCTCGTGTTTAGATTCTTCTTCAGCAAGTGCTTCCTTGATTTGTTTTAATCTTTCTTCAGATTGATGCAATTGAGAACGAATCTCTTCTCGATTCTGTCTCTTACGAGCATTCTCACCATTTCGTGCAAGAATCTCTTGTTGCTCGTGAATCAAGTCCGAAATGCTTACTAATTCATTTGGAGCATCTGGATACTGTGGTTGTTCCGCTGCATATTTTTTCTTTTGGTCTTTGATTTGTCCGATGGCTCTACGCTCGCTATACAATCGGGATTCCGTTTGGTCTAGTTCGTAGAGCTTATCACCAACGCCAATGATTTGAAGCAATGTATTGGCTTTTTCTTTTGAATTTGATTGCATGAATTTTGGAAGGTTCAAAGCGAGTTCTTCCACGAATGAATCAAGCAATTGTTGACCTGCTTTCTGTCCGCTTGG